TGATTTTGCCGTTTACCACCTGTAAATTAGTAGTCTTTTGCAATACAGGCGCAGCTTCCTTGCGATATTGCACAAACTTAGTGTTATCTCGGTTTTGCATGATCGCTACCTCACCATTTACCCATTCTGTATAGGCTTTAGATACCCTGCGCTGAATATACTCAGTCATCGGTTCAGATTCATACAAAAAGACATCTTTAAGGTGGCTAGTGCTAATACCAGCTAACTGTGCAAACAAATCTATGGATATTCCACGATTTTTGTCTTGCAAAAAGCGTTTAATTGCCCTGCGTAGGGTTGTTTTGGGTATGGTAGGCTTCATTGACCATATACTCCAATTCGCTTTAAGTAATCACTTACATTGCGCCCAACGGTGAGTTGTTCTGGGGTAAATTCATCTTGAGTACGAGATACATTCTTAGTTATCTTCTGGGCAATCAATCTAGGCTGAACTTGCTCGGCAAAGGCAGCGCAAGCCAAGGCTGTAGCAATAACCCTGTCATCTTTATTGCGCCCTGATGCTTCAATAGATCCGCCATCCCGAACCATTGTTTTCATCTCCTCAATGGTGTCCATGTCGTATATATCCATCATGCCACGCTCAAAAAAGTCTTTCATGTAAGAAAGCATCCTTTCCTTAGTGGCGCTAGTGGTTAGCCAGCCAATGGAATTGGACATCCCGCCAAGGGTGTCATTCCTGCGCCAAATGTAGTTTTGCATATTGGCGTACACATCCATGAGGTCTTTACCCATAGCGCTACCCATTGCAGCAGCTTGGCGCTTGAGATTCTTGAGTTCATTGATGACAGCTTGACCTGGACCATTCACTTCCAAGTTCAATGTGGAGTTTTTATACGCACCTGCCAAGTGAGCGATCACCCAAGCAAACTGGTAAGTGTTCATTTCTGAAGTAGCAAAGCAAGCTACCTGCTCAAGCCCATCGGCATAGACACGAAAGACTTGGATACAAAACCGATCAGCCCAATCGCTTGAACCGTAAGCAGGATCAGCGCCAATACAATAATAAGCAGTATCAACAGGTTCTTCCCATACTTTGAGGGTAGCCAAGCGTTCAGTAGACTTGACCACTTCCGTATCCTGAAAGTTAACCCCAAAGTTATATCGGTAATAACTGCAATCAATCTTTTTAAGTAGCTTAACGGCATCAGTACACCTCGCATTAGAAAAGAAACTTGTTCCCGTCATTACAAAGGCGTAGTCCTCAGTAGGCGGAAACTCCTGGTACATCAGGCTTTCATCCTTAATACCCTCACTCATCTTCCAGCGCCACCAGGCTAATTGACGGGAATTGACCTCAAAGTTATAGAGCTTTTTAATATCCCGTACCCATTCTTTTTCCTCGCCTGTCATCCGACCATCCCAGTACACCTTATAGATGGGGGATTCTGGATCAGCCATATACAGCTCATTACGCCACCAGCCACAAAAGATTGCCCGTTGCGTTCTAGCCCGTTTAGCGGTGACATACATATCGTGGAACATATTAAAACCACGAGCTGTAGATTCAAAGATATACATACGGTCTGGGTTGGTTTCCGCCAAGGAAGCTAGTAGGGAAGCTAATCCTTCTTCATCTCCCCAGGAGCTTGTTTCTGTTCCATGCAGATAGGTAATCGCCTTACCACGACCAAGTGATCCTTTAGCTCTAAGCCCTGCAACTTGATAAAACAAACGAGATCGGTTTTTGAGAGAAAGCTGATTGCGGTTATGGGCGAGAAGCGGGATGCGGTACTCTTTGGGTAAGCCTTCCATATACATACCGAGGGTTGATCGGAACATATCTCGGTTTTCTTCTGTGTCTGTTGTAAGCGTTCCCTGTAAGCCTGGGTGTGTGAAGTGCCAATAGAGATCGAGTGCGAGTGAAATAGTGGTGATTCCAAGCTGCCTTCCTTTCAAGATTACAAAGAAATGGACATCTTCCTCTAAGCCTTTAGAGATCTCATCCATGACATAGGTTTGCGTACCCAGTAAATTGTCCATCTTGCGTAAGCCTTGCTCTTTGGTTTCAATCTTGAGCTGCTTACAAAAGTGGTAAAACTGGTTTAAATTGAATTTACTCATGCTTGACTTTGGTCAATGATGTAGTCATTGATTACCCAGGGTAATACTCCGTTGTGCCGTTTTAGCATTTCTGCGTTGCCCATCTCAAAGAACTCTTTTTGAACCCCGCAGCCACCACCTAGTCTAAAGTTAAAGGTGTGCTTTAGGGTAGCTGCAAACTTTGGAAAGGCTTGTTTTGCAAGGGCATAAAAGTAACGATCTACGGCAATATCTTTGTTATTAAGAACTGGGGATATTTTTTTTAAACACTCGGTTTTCATACCCCACATACACCAGTCAACAAAGTGATGATTAGGATCTACCCATACGGGGGATGCTTCACCAAGGGCTTCGCAATTATCGTTAAACAGAAAAGCGCCTTTCGAATCACATACCTTGCGAAAAGAGTAGGACCAGTCATACCCTTCTTCGATCTTCTCCATAATGGTTTGGACATGGTTTTCCTCGTACCAATCGTCATCGTTGCAAAAGAAAGTCACATCCTCAGTAATGAGTTGTGGCGCAGCAGCGTACCAGCGTTGCCCAAGCCAACCATCTCCACCAATCTTGGCATCCCAATAGCATAGGATTACTTCGGGATATAAGCGTTTTAGTTCAGCAAATTTATTAAAGTCTTGGTCACACAAGATGTAATGCTGGCAAGGGTAGGTTTGCGCCTTAACGCTGGCTATGCAATTAGCCAACTCCCAAGGGCGCTTGCCGTTAGTGACCGTTACTACTGCTGCGGTTTTCAATTATGTTTTCCTAATCGTTTTGTTTCAAAGTCAGGTAAATCCCAGTAGGCTACCTTTAGCCTAGCTGTATGGTTCTTAGCCAGGCTGATAAGCCCGTCATAGGTCATTGGGGTGTATTTCTCTCTCCACTCGGCAGCTAAGGCTATTTTCTGCTTTTTAGTACGGCAGGACAAAGCCCTCATCATTTCAGTCTTGTACATCTGCCGTTCTTGGTTTAAGCGCTCAATGTCTTGCATCGCCATCTTCTGGACCATCCAAAAGAGATTTAAGGTATTTAATCTCGGCTTCAGCCCGTAACAAGAGCTTAGAGCTTTCCCCATGCACCCGCATTAGCTCATGAAAAATTGCATCTTTTTCCATTTGCCAGATCCGTTGCATATACATTTTCTTAGCCTGGTCATCGGCTTTTTCAATGTAGTCATCTACTGAACTCATTTCATTGTTCATTCTGTTCTCCATACTCTTACTCCCATTCCTTCTCTGCGGGCAATAAACTTCATCCCAGTTAACTTACTGACACGATAATTGTTATTACAGACAATCTGAATCCTAGCTTCTGGAACAAGAAAGCTCTCACCCACATCCATTTGCTTGTAGGGATAAATATTGCGCTTGCGCTCAGGGGGGATTGGAATATTCTTTTCTATTGATATACTCATATCTTCTACTCCTTTCATTAACCTACATCATACACTAACATGATACACACATACAATGAATATCACCTAGGCGATCAACTTGTTCATCTTCATTATTTAAGGAAGGTTTGCGAGGATAACCCGCACTTAGAGTTTACGCATCATTGCAATCCCAAGCATCATGGGCAACTTGAGCCATTATTGGAAGATGTGGCAATCCAGATTGCTGATCTTTATGTTCCTGCTGGCGCAATTAACGCTTGGATAGGTCATGCTAACTTCTACTACGAGCACCCCCATAGGGCTGACTGGGTGAAATTCATGCTGGCGTGGTTTGAGCGCTTATCTTCAGTCTTGGAAGTGAACTCGCCTATAGCTTGCAAGGAGGACCTATTGTTCGATTACCCCGCCTTAAAAGGGTTGGCTACGCCTTCCTATGATTACCTGGTCATCAATTCCCCGCCACAGTCAAATCAACTCCCTAGTTACCACCCAAACCTGCTAACCAACCTAGTGCGCCAGTACCTAAATGAGGGCAAATCGGTGATTACGACCTACCCTACAGGAATGACGGAATGTACCTTGGACATGAACTTCTCCGTAACCGATATTGGCAGCCTATCTCGCCATGTAGATC